CGCTAACATTAACGCCTGGTGAAACTTGAAAAGGCATCGTTATTTCTCCTCGTTGGACTTTTATTGTTAGTGTTAATTCCCATGTATTACTTGCGATTATTTATAAAAATCCAGGATTCACTCACTATACAATTGCAAACGGCAAATATACTACCACTGACTGGCATTATCATCTTCTTTGTGAAGCCAATAATCCCGATTATGCCACAACTGACCAGTATTATCTACGAAAGTATCATCACTACCATCTTCTATTATACCAAAGGGAAGAATATCGTCTTCCAACAGCTTCATTTTCTCTTTAAATATCTTTTCTCGTATGTCTGTGTCAGTGATCTCTTTAAAGTAACTCTGTCTAACCAACCATGCAAATATAACACAACACATTACCAAATCATCATGTGATCCCTCTTCTGCCTCATATGAAGATCCCTTTTGTTGAAAAGAAGCCAATTCTGCTATCAAATCAAAATCTTGAACTATCAACTTATCTGTTTCTATAAGATCTCTTAAATTTGAACAACCAACACCTTTTACAGTTTTTGTTGTTTTAACACCAAATTGAATATTCTTAGCAAACCCTCCACCGATAGTTTGCCCTCCTCGGCCTCTTACCGTAGATGTTAGTATATTGGCATACTCTAAATCATAGTGCAATATATTAGCAACTTGCTCTCCCATATCGTTTAACTCCACTAAAACAAAAGCCTCATTGTACATTCGACCAGTATTTGCAATAGCATTAGGATATACTAAAGGAGATATGTCTCTACAACGATATTTAGCAGCTATCGTGTATGGTGTTGTAGATATATCAAATACTATGAAAGCACTATAATCTAAACCTACGCCCCGTGAAACGTCCACAGCTATAGCATAAACATGATTCTCTTCAGGCTCTTTATACACATCCAAAGTGGTACCATATCGCTTTATTGGAGGCAAAAATGTTAAAGACTTTAGCTTACTCGCACTTATTAATGTATTAATACTACCTAAGAATTCACACTCAAACTCTTGGGCGAATTGTTCCTCACTAGTATTTGATATGGTTTGTTTCTTCCACTCTCCATCACGACCTGGTATTTGAGACCAATGAACTTGAAAAGGCACATATTCATTTCTGCCCTCTTCTGCATCCACCCATAATTTATAGAAGTGATTCATTCCATTAGGTGTACTAACTATAATAACTTTAGACGTACTACCAGATGAAATAGTAGGATACACAGATCCAAAAAACTCTGTAGCCATATTATTGCCGACAAATGCAAACTCATCTAAGAATATTAAATTATATGATCCACCTCGAATAGCGCTAGAAGATGTTGAAGCGGCAACAATTTTAGACCCATTCTCTAATTCAATATTGCCTCTGTTCCAGGTAATAATTCCTTGCTGTAACCACTTAGGAAGATATTCATACGCTAATGTTATTTTACCCAACAAATCGCGCGCAAGCATTCCCTTATTAGCCAATATAGCAATATTTTGATTATCGTGAAATAAAATTAGCCACAACATATAAGCTGTTACAGTAGTAGACTTGCCGCTCTGCCTTGGCAACTTATTAATAACGAATCGATCATTAACATAAGAACGCAACATTAGTCTTTGAAAAGGCCACATTTCAAATGGTATTAGTCCTAAATCAACACTAACTATTTTCATATATGTATCTACAAAATATTCACAATTATCTGCACACCTAATGTATTCCTCAACCTGCTCTTGTTCATATTCTATAGGAACATTAGTTCGCTTAAGATTTGGATTGCCCAGATAGTTTTCAGACCGTTCCATTGACTAGATCTCCGATAACTTAGATGATAATACCTCTTTTACCTTACTGAAGGGCACGCGGGGGCTAAAAGGCAATTTGAACAAGTATCTAGTTTTTCCACCCTCTATTGAATGTAAGATTTGTGTATTCACCAAACCTACATTATAATATACTTCATTTATATAATCAGAGTCCTCTGATGATTTAAATTTAATCGGATCAGGGTCTTCAGTTAATACTAAATTTATGACACACTGAAAAGGATCTAAATGAAATGGAAGAGGAGATCCCTCTTTTAGAAGCCAAAATTGCGGTTGGAAAGCACAGTTCAATTTTGTTAAGTTGTGAAAGTGATTTCTTATTTCCATAGCATAAGGACATGTATCAGGATGAGCATTCTTATTAAAATAATCTATCTTCGTAACTGCTCTGCTCGAGCTATGGTTGATACCATTTCGCATTTTTAATTTTCGTCGTCGAATGCCATCTTCAAACAGAACGCCTCGCGTTTCTGTGTCTCCTCGTCGCCATTCCCCTTGTTCCATCGCTTCTTTTAATAATCGTTCCCTATCAAAATCATAATCGAACTTATAAACCAAATCATCCACCATTAATATGATCCTCTATCTTTGTCTTATTAGCCCTTATATTCTCTTCATTTATACTAGATGTGTTATCAAACACAACTTTTTCTAATTTTAGAAATGGTATTCTTTCATTCGGAACATATCTCCACACATAATCACCATCCCATTCACCATTGCTCTTTGTAATACCAAATACGGTTTGAGTCAACCCCACTTTAACAATAAGTGCTTTTTCTCCATCTAATATAACCTTATCACCTTCTTGAAACGACCTGTTCAATGAAAAAGCTAATCCTTTAGCTATCTTTGTTGCAAAGTCTTTGAACCATAAAGATATTACAAGCATTATTAATGCTACAACAAAAGGAGCTATTAATTCACTCAGTTGGTTCGCTAAGTCCGTTGGCATTTTGTCTTCCCTTTACCAATTTTTGTAATTCACTGGTATTGCCAACAAACAAAGCGTTTGTAACACTTGAAGGCCCATCGTTATTAACTCTCTTTAGATCCTTAATATCTCTTTGAATTTTTAATAATTTATCATTAGCCTCAGATAGTGTTTTCACTAACTGAGAAACCACTTCATATGCTCTGGGGTGTTCACTTGCTTGTGCTACTACAACCAACTCATCTAATGCCGTGGTGCCCTTCTCTATAATACCATACAAATTGTTACGAGCATATTGATAGTCACTCTCTATATCATGATCATTAGAGTCAGGAGATTCTATTACTTGATTATCTATTATAGGTGCCGATACAGGTAAATTTAATACCTCCTCTAACCCCTCCTCAAACTTGGTTTTCATTAACATCCTCATTTGCTTTAATTTTATTTTTCATCAGTGCATCATGAAATTTTTGTGAGTAATCTTCAGCAGATTTTTTACTATAAAAAACCTTAACAATCTTGCCAGCGTGATTATATACTTCCCATACTATATGACCATTGTCATCCTTGCGTTTTACAACATGACTCGTTGGGGCGTGACCATACTTTGGATCCTTATCACCGTAATCCATAACTTCCCAATCTGCCTCACATATTTCTTCTCCCATTACACCACTAGATGGATACCACTCATCACATACATATTTGGGATCACAATTAAACTCAAACATGTTGCAATAACTTGGCGCCTTCCATGCACCACACCCTGGATCGCATCTTTTATCCGTATCTTCAGCGACACGATAACCATGTTCCTCGGCGTCAGCCCGATCTTCTAGCAGAAACTGTCTAAATTTCTTCATATCGATTATCCAGTGTTACCGGTAAAGGTGTGTGTTGTAAATGCATAGTCCCAATCATCATTAGCATTTATACCAGCTATTGATATCGAAGCAGCAGCATTGCTAGTAGGACTACCATTGGCCAATAATCCTGGTGTAAGTACTACCCTTTGTGCTAATGTACTATCACCAATTTCAGACTGTTGTATAAGATTATTTGCAGTATTTGCGCCCGGATACAAAGTAGATTTAATCGGTGGAACATAGTAGTTTATAATCGCACGTTTAATAATACCACTCTTAGACACAGGACCATAAAGATAACCTTTAACAAGAAAATCTAGATTCCATATTAAAGAACGTCTTGTATCAAAATCACCCTCATATGTATCCTCCAATGTTACACCTTGCAACGTTGTAGGTATGTCCATAGAAATACTCATCTCTGGTATTACTTGAACCGTTGATGTCCACTCTGGTGTAAAATAGGGCGCAATTTGTTCTAATATTTGTGTACCATCATCCGCATTTCTAACAAATATACTTAACATAAAATTTATATCATAAGGCACTGGTACAAATTGTGTTTTAATGACATTACCATCGTCCGTTGCTTGTACATGTACGTTTTTTAAAGAAGAAGCTAATTTTCTTTGAGGCGCATATACTAAGCCCTGTATTTCGAAGCCCATCCTAGGAAGTTGAATAGCTACCTGTCTATCTAGATCTGGATCAGCAGATATTCTTACCAAAAACTTTTCTTTTGGACCATATGCTATAGGCACACTAATTGACTGTACGCGATTATTATTAGCATCTAAACGCTGTACAACAATATCGTTGAATAAGTTACCGAACATGATAACATATTTTCGTAACATACCATTATAGTACTGTGCACCGAACATTAGAACCTATCTACCTCGCTAAATGGATTCCTCTCACTGAAATCCATAATTGAATCTGCTTGTAATTGGAAGAATTCATTATTTGCTTGAGGATCAGCTGTCTCTGCTAATCTACTCTGCAGTAACATCTTATCTCCGTCCTCGTTTAACAACTTATCTCCAGACTCTAACAATACTTCAGTATCTAACAAATCAAGACTAAATGATGTTTCTACAGCGTCTATATCCACATCGCCTGTATCCATCATTTCACTGCTATATGTAAATAATTCACATCTCAAATCATATGACTGTAATTTTCCAGTTTGATAAAATATTTCCTCATGCTCAACAAACTTTACTTCATATAATTTATTATTAAGAGGAAACAGCAAGACATCACCCTCTTGAGGTCTACTGGTTGAGATACTATATCCATTTGTACCTGCTGTACCAGCCTCTAATAATATCATAGCAGAATTTGCAGGAGCAGCTGTATTAGCTGTTTCTAATTGTACCACATTATTCATTTCATCAAATAAACTTTCACCAACCCTAACCTGACTCCATCTCTTTCGTGCAACTGTAAGAGTCATTTCATCATGTATCTCTAGCCCTGCTCGAGACATTAAATCACCCTCACCCTCAAATCCTTCTGTATTTTTTACATACATTTCAATCTCTGCAGCAATATTAAATTGCCTTAAAACATCCTCGCCCCACGCATCATCTCGTTTAACTATTGTTTTGGGCATATACTTAACATTTACACCATATACTTTTATAGCTTCTATCATCAAATCCTCTACCATATCCTGCTCACCAGCATAGGTAAAGTTTTGAAAATATTTGTTTACATGACTAACGGCCATTAAAATCTATCCACTTCACTAAACGGATTACGCTCGCTGAAGTCCATAATCGAATCTGCTTCCATTTGAAAGAATGTGTTATTAGCCGTTCTATCAGTACTTTCTATCTGGAACTCAAACATAATACTATCGCCATCTTCACCTAACAAATTATCACCGCTTTCTAGCAACATCTGATTAAATAAACTATCAGCACTAAAGGTGGTCTCAATAGCGTCTATTTCCGTATTACCAGTATCAAGCCGCTCACTGCTATATGTAAACAATTCACATCTTAAATCATATGTGGGTAATCTGCCTGTTGGATAAAAATTATCCTCATGCTCAACAAACTTTATCTCAAATAACTTTTTAACAAGCGGAAAATAAATTATATCACCTTCTAATGGTCTACTACTTGTTACACTATAATTATTAACCCCTGGTGTACCTGTTTCTAGTAATATAGTTGCATTATTAGCAAAATTTATCATTCCATCTACTCGAGTACTATCATGTGCATCCACTTTAATTTCATCATAATCTCCTACCGTCACGCTCGAAGACTCTAATTGATATTGAAACCCTGTTTCCTCTTGTATACTCTCACCAGCCGCCAATTGCTTCCAACGACGCTGAGCTGTAGTAAAAGTAACCTGATCACGTATTTCTAACCCAAATTTTCCGACAAAATCACCTTC